TATAAAGAAAATTCTGATAAAATCATTCAACTATTAGATTTAAATTTATTAGACAAAAAAGCAAATGGAAATTGGGACGATTGGGCTGAGGTTGGAATGGCTATGAAATCATCTAATCCGAATGGTATTGATAACTTTAAAAGATTTTCTAAGATAAATAATGATAAATATGATGAGAATAAAACTGTTGATTTTTGGAACGGAATTAAACTTAAGACTGGAAATGAAAAGAAATTATCTATGGGTTCTTTGATGATGTGGGCAAAGGAATGTAATCCAGAAGAATATTTTAAAATACAAGATTATGGAATTAGTAAAATATTTAATGATTACACTGATGAAGGACTAGGGCAAATTGTAGTCAATGAAATGGGACAAGATTTAATTTATCAAGATAGTGATTTATACATTTATTATAATGATACATGGATTAAGAATAATGATGAATTATGTAAAAGTTTATTTACAGATTTATTAAGAAATGTATTCAATACATCTTTATCAATTATTACAAATAAAAAATTAAAAGTAATCGAAGAAGACCAACAAGAAAAAATAGAAAAGCAAATAAAAGGCATTCTCGATGGTTTAAAAGAAATTAAGAAAATCAAGACTAAAAATAATGTGTTTCTATCTGTTAAAATTCTATTATCAAAACGAACGGATAAAATAGAATTTGATAATATTTCTCATTTATTGGGCTTTGATAACGGAGTTTATAATCTACAAACAAAAGAATTTCTACCGAAAAATAAAGATTATTATATTACTATGACGACTAACTATGATTATGACGAAGACGAAGACGAAGAAGGAATTAAAACCATTACAGATTTGTTTAATAAAGTGTTTCCTATTGACGAAGAGAAAAAATTATATGGAAGTATATTAATGCGAAGTTTCTTTGGTAAAAATTTAGATAAATTCATTATTGCGAATGGCGGAGGTGGAAATGGTAAATCTGTTATCCATAACCTGAATAAAAAATGTCAAGGTGGTTATGCTTATGTCCTGCCTTCTGTGGTGTTAAGTAAAGGAATTAAAGACGGACCTAATCCTGAAATTGCGGGAGGTAATAAAAAACGATTTATATGCTGTGAAGAACCTGAAGAAAAATTAGGATTGTGTAATTCAACTATTAAAAATCTTACTGGAGGGCGTGAAGGAGTAAGAGCGAGAATGTGTAATAGCAACAATACTGAATATGTTAATAATTGTAGTTTATTCATTAATTGTAATGAAAAACCAAAATTGCAAGGAACTATCACAAATGCCGATGCTAGAAGAATTTTAGACATTCCATTTAGAAGCACATTTACAGACAACGCTGATTTAATTAATGAAGAAAATTATATATTTAAAGCAGATAAAAAATATATTGACGATGAAGAATTTATATTGTCTATAAGAAACTCATATTTTAAATATCTTGTCAACAACTATTTAGATGTTATTAATGTTGAAGGTTTTGACATAACACAAATTATACCTGAAACAATCAAAAAAAGAACTCTACAATATTTAACGGATTGCGATTTTATAACTAACTGGTTTATGGATTTATACGAAAAAAACGACGATGAAAGAGACTTAATTCAATTAAAGGATACATACGAAGAGTTTAAAGTTGGTGATGTTTATATTAATATGAGTAAGAAGGACAAAAGAACCTATACTAAAAATTATTTCACTGAAAAAATACAGAATAATATCATTCTTAAATATCATTATAAAGAAAGAGAACGAAGAAAAGAAATCGTTCAGAAATATGGAAAAACAGAAATGAAACAAGTCATATGGGGTTTTAAACTGAAGACATCTAATGAAGAAGATTATGGAGAGGATGACGAGTAAAAAATACAAGTGGGCGAATTTCGCCCTCATTGTTTGGTATTGAGAACTGGAAACGGGCGAAACGGGCGAATTTCGCCCCTGTTTTTATGTCAAGCCTCCTATAGAGAGTTTTTTTCATAGGGACCCATTTTTAGGGGCGAAATTCGCCCATTCTGCCCGTTCCTTGTTTATACTGGTATTACTTGAGGGCGAGATTTGCCCACTCTGTTTTATTTGTTATGTATTACATTTATATTCTTTCTTCTTGTTGAAACAAAATATAAAATATAGAAGAACATTTATATATACATATATATTTATAAAAAAAATTGATTTATCTATATAAGACTTAAAAGATTATCTCACTATATATATAATAGTAAATGAACATGTCAGAAGCATCTAAAAGAGCCCAACAGAAATATGTTGAAAAAAATAAAGATAAACTTAATGAATATAAAGCGAAAAAAGCAAAAGAGAAATATAATAATGATGACGAATATAGAAATAAAAAGAAAGAAACTAATTTAAACCATTACTACAAACTTAAAAGTGAAGGTAAATGCTTTAAAGGAGGTTCAAATTCACAAAAATTTAAGGAAAATAACCCTGAGTATTGTAAGGAATACTCAGCAAAATACAATCCAGAATATTATAAAAATAACAAAGAAAGAATTCTAAAAATGATAGGTGAAAAGGTATGTTGTCCTTGTTGTGATACAATGATCAGGAAAGACTTTTTACATAAACATATTAAAACAAAAAAACATTTGAAGAATGAACTAGCAGCAAAAATTAGTTCAGATAATTCACTTTGAAAGTGTCTGCATTTTTGTTAAAATTTAAGCCGATAATTTATTGAATAATTCTTGTTGATTTATTTTAGTCGATTTGGACAGGGCGGTGGCGATTTCATCTTTTGTTTTTGGATTACCCGCAACTCTTAATCCCAAAGTAAACAAGAGGTCCCTCAATTCATTTTTAGTCTTTTTCATCAATAATTCAAATAATTTATCTTCAATCGTCTTTTCTTTTTGTTTTTTGGGAGGCAGTGGTTTATATTGTTTTTTCTCTCTTTGTTCTTTTTCTGTTTCGAAAATAGTGTCTAAAATAAATGCAGTTGTCATATCATCTTTAACATCTTCCATAACTTTTGACCTTGTAGCTCTGGATTTTAAAGCCGAATAAGAAAATCCGTTTTTTTTCAAAAACTTTAATGTTTCATCTAATAATTTCTCTACACCTACAACATACCCTCTTATAATATTCGATAAATATTGAGGGTCTTTCTTTGTAATATCCATCACTTTTTCTATGATTTGTAATGTTGATTTATTAGGATTGTTTAAAACCATTTCCATTACAAACAAAGACCACATAACACAAAATCCTCCGCCTTCTATCTTTAATTTTCTTATTTGTCCTTCCAATGATTGAAACCCCTTTTTCATTGGACAGATTTCATTAGGTGGAACGAACCTAACTTCTCCATCTGTGTAAGAATTTAATTTTTCTTCAAACAGTTCTGCTAATTGTGAATTGATAGAATTATCCTCTTTTTGACTATTTCCATATGTTGCTCCGTGTGGTTCAAATCGTTCAACAGTTCTTTCAAAAGGTCTGTAAATTAATATGTTGGCGTGTCCAGAATAAGATGCTCCAAATTCTAAACTTAAATCTATACATATAACACTTACGCCCCTATCAATACATTTTTTCTATGCTTCACCAAATTGATTTAATAAATTTTCATTAGAGAATATCTCTGTTTTTTTTTTAATCGTGTTTACCCTTAAAGAGATATGTAATTGTCCTTCGAGTTTGAATATTGGAATACATTCACCCTTGAACTTTTTTAAAACAGCAAAATAACTGAACGAAGCAACTAAAGCATCGCCAGAATAATGAACTGCCCCTTTTTGAGCACCTATTTTTCCTAATTCTTCAATTTTGTCTTCTATTCTATCCGCGACATTTTCCACATTTTCAGGTGCTTTTATGGGTGCTGGTAATTTAAAGGCTATCTCTGCTATACCACGCAACGAAGCAAAGGCTTCCTCTCTTTTTTTCTTGTGTGCTTTGCTTTCTTTTTCTTTTTTTATCTTTTGGTTTATAGTTTCATTGACTTCTAAAATGTCATCCTCTAATAACCAATCTTCGCCTCTTTTATACTTTTGATATGCTTGTTTTAAACCTTCTTTATATTGAGACAAAGCACACCCATAAGTGATATGGTGTGCTTTGGCGTAAGCCTTTATGAAATCTGTCCAAATACTCATTTATATATGTCATAGAAATATATATAATATTGTTATATTTTATACCTAACATTTTTTATTAACAATTGATGTCCTACACCTCTTCCTATAATCATATTGGGATTAAGCCTATCTAAAATATCTACTTTGTGCTCAGTGATTGGGTTTCCTGTTTTGTTTTCAATATTTACCATATGTTTTTTTGTCCATTGGGGATACAAAATAGAATTTAAAGCCTTTTTAGGTGCGGTTAATTTACTTACTACATCGCCTGTGCTTCTTATAATATACTCATTATTTTTCAAGGAAGCGTTTTTGTATGCGGGGTTAAGTGATATACAATTATTAACTTTATTGCTACATAGATTATTGACTATTACGCCTGATTGTGAATGTCCAAGCAATTCAAATTTAAACCCTTTATATTTCTTCATTGCTGATGTATACATTTTTAAAGCCGTTTGATATCTTGAAGTTAATTTATATCCTGGGTCTGACACAAGGAAAATTAAGTTATTTATCCAGTCCGTGCCTAAGTTTTCCATTCCTGTTCCTCGAAAGGCTAAAACAACTTTTTTTAAATCCTCATTGAAATATACTTTACCATATAAATTTGAAAGTTGTTCATCTAATTCATAACCATCAATGCTTTTAGGTGCGTTTTCTTCATAACTTGCTTGGAGAAAATCTTGTATTTCTTGCGGTCTCAAACTGCCGCCTTTCATTATGTATTATAACTAATATTTTATATTCCAATCATTATTTTTTATTCTTTTGTTAAAGTCTTTGACACTTTCTCTTAATGTGGATTTATTCCATAATAGAAACATGCTAAGGTATCCAGCCCGTCGATAATCATTCGTTTCTAAATCCTTTAAGTGTCGCTTAATATAATTCTTTTTTAATTCTTTGTCTTTATGGTCGATAAATGTTCCCTTTTTTGGGTTCGTTTGTCCAAATCTTGCCGTCTTGCCGTCGCTAAAGTAAGCCTTAAATCTCTTACTTTCATTAATTTCTTCAACAAATTCTAACATTTATATATATCATAGAAATTTATTCTACAGTAAAATAATTTAAAAAGTTATGCCTGTATCTTTCGTTCCCGTTCTTGTCTAAATTAATTATTAGACAGTCAAATTTATCTTTTGTTGCCTCTTTATACATACTTAATAAATCGTCTTTGTTAATGCCTACGCTACATTCTCTCATAATGCTATTTATGTCTCTACTACCTCCTAATTTTAATATGACACAATAATTTACATTTTGCCTTATGATTTTCGGTGTTCCATAATAGGATTGACTTAAAAACATCAACGAACAACCCCGTTTTCTACCTCTTATAAAGTATTCTGATATAATTGGATGTTTTTTAAGGTCATTAACCATATCATCGAAAATTATTAATGTTTGCTCATTTGGTTTCAAATCGTTCAAGGCGGGTAATTTTTCAAGCGTTTCATGAACCTCAATTAATCCTTTTGACTTGTCGCCTAAGAACTGATATAGTGGTTCATCTTTTGATTTACAAAATATAAAGATACTGTCATAGGTCCCTTTTCCTTTGCAGAAAAGACTGATTAAGTTAGTTATAAAATTACTCTTTCCGCTCCCGCTGGGTGCTACTACAAGGCTTCGAAATGGTGTGTCGAAATGATGTAATTCATAATTAGGATTTTCCGTCTTCACAACATATTTTTTAACTTCCTTCTTGTCATAGAAATTCTGCATCGTAATTATAATAAAACAAGAAATTATAATTTATTTATATTTTTTAAATATCCAATTCTAACAATATATTTAATACTTCATTATATTCTTGTAAGGATATCAATTTATTATTTTTCATTTTCAACAATACTATTTTAAATTTTCTTAGTAAATCTGGGTTATTGTTTCCTGCCATCAATGAACCACGCAATAAAAAGAACTCGTCCTTTAGTTTGTCTTCATTGCTTTTTAATGTGCTTGGTATGTCGAATAGTTCGCTTACATGCAATTTTTTACCTATCATGTATAATTGGTTCTTTTCCTGTTCGTTTAGTTTATCAACATCTTTAAATGTGATTGGTTCTTTTTTATTCAGTTTCAAAAGAATATCTTTAATGTTGTTGGTTATGTTTTGACTTTTAAAGCCGTATATCTGGTTCTTGTTTGGGCTTCTTACTTGTAATTTACCACCTAACAAATAGTTTTTATGAACAAGATATTTACCAATATTAATATATGGGTTATTATTCATTCCATATCCTGTGCCTACTATTTCATCTGTAAATAATTTCTTATTTTTTCCTACAATGTCATCTGAAAAACTATCAAAGAAACTAATTTTAAAAGTTTCTTGAAGGAGTATTCTTTCTCTCTTTTGTTGTTTTTGGGTTTCGAGTTCTCGAATGACTGGTAATAATTCTCTTAGATAGGTATTCCTTATTTCTTGGGTTATTAACTGAGAATAATATTCATTATTACCATTTTTTAACACTATTCCTAACAATTCTTTTTTAATTCTTGCATGTCCATAACCTCGAACCCCTACGATTTTGAAAACTGTTTTATCTAAAAAATCAGTAAATTTATTTTCTTCGCTGTCATCATCTGGTTCATCTGGTTTATCTGGTTCATCCTCTTCGTCTTCTTCTTCTTCTTCTTCTGCCTCTGGTTCTAATTCATCCGCTGGGATACTTTCTTGTAAAATCTCGCCTGTTTCTTGTTGGTTTTCTCTTATTACTTCTTTATTTTTTTCTTTCTGTAGGGTTATGTTGTAGTCTTTCTGTAAATTATTAAAGGAAGACATTAAAATATAATCATTAATATTATTATGATTATCATCAACATATTTAATAAAGTCATTTAAGTTCTTACTCAAAATTAAAATTTGATTACCATTTAATTTATTCACAAATTGAGTAGATAAAGATTTACTAATTTTAAGTCTGGTTTGTAATTGCTCAATCATATAATTCTTAACAACTAATGTATCCACATAATTGTTAAAAGCCCCTTTTAATTGCTGGTTGTCTGCGTTAGGGTCAAATGAGAACCCGCTTTCATCTATGATTTTCTTATTAGTCTTTATAACTTTCTTCTGCTTCAGAATGCCTAAAAGGTATTCATCAAATATTTTCTGCCTTTCGGTTTCTGTTTTGGCTTTATGAAACATGTATATATTATACATATATATTTAATTTACAATGAATTTAATATTTTTTTATATAAATTTATTAGTTGTTTAAAATGTTAATATAATATCTTTCGTAATAACCATCATTTTTAGAACATCATTTGTCTTCTGGTTCTTTCCATTCTTATTTTTGTATTTCTCTTTTCGTTTTTGTTTTAAAATTTCCTTATTGTTTGAATAATAGTTCTTAGTATATTGTATAATTTCTTGTCTGTTTTCTTGGTAGTATTGCTTCTGGTAGGTTAATCGTATGTCTCTATTTTTTTGATAATAATTCATATATATATATTATACCAAGAAAAAAAATAATATTAAAATTAAAATGTATTCATAATTATATATTATAATGAGCAGTATTATAGTAAATGCTAATAACATAATCAATACAACCACAAATTCAACCTTTCAATTAGATTTTGATAGAACAGTTAATTTAATTGATAAACATATATCATTGACTTCTGCTTCTATGTATTTCTCCTGGCGAAATATAACTACACAAAACAATAAATTTTCTTATATATGGATTGATGACATTGAATATTATGTAGTTCTTCCTATAGGTTTGTATGAAATTACAGATATCAGAAGTTATTTCCAATTCGTGATGTCTCAAAATAATCACACTATGACAAGCACTGAAACGGGTTCAACCATTTTTTTCATTGATTTTGTAGTTAGTAATACTAATTATTCTATTGACATATTAACCTATCCTGTTCCTGCTTCCTTGCCTACTGGTTATACTTCTTCCATTACTTTTATAGGAACGGAAAAGAACCCTCGACTTACACTTCCTGCTGGTATAAATGCGATATTTGGTTATGCCGAAGATTTCATAACTGATGCTGGTTCTTCCATATTGACTTTTAATAGTTCTGTAGCTCCTAATGTATCCCCTGATAATTCCATTTTGATTGTATGCGACCAAGTAGAAAATGAATTCTCAAATTTAGGTATTCTATATGCTATATCTCCTTCTGTTGGTATTGGAAATCTCATAGTAGATAAACCCGCTTATCCTATATATTCCAAATTGAGAAATGGTAGTTATAATCATTTGACATTTAGAATATTGAGTTCTAAAACCTTTCGACCTATTGAATTAATTGACCCTGAAATAAATTTCATCTTTTCTATTAAATAAATATTTGGTTAGTTATGTAATTTTATAATCATTCTCATAATCATTATAAAGTTATTCATTGTAATTAAATATTATCCAATCAAATACCCACCAAATGAATGAAATTGACTAGCATTTTCCAATCTAATAGACCCTGAAAAAACAAAAACCCTTATCACATCATTCAAAACACAAGGAATAATTGCCATACCCTTACACCCTAAATCTGTGTTTATGGTTGGTGTTGTGTTTGTGCTGACTTGGTCTCTAATTACTCCATTTTGTTGTAGTTGAACTTTGAATGCTACACCATTACTTTGGAAACTATAATAAAAAAACCAATTCCCTGCTGTTTTAATTGTATATTCACCTGTGGTTGTAATATATCCATTATCATTATCTATAATTTCATTATTATACTTTATAGGATTACCTGATGGAACTTGACCTGATACACCTGAAACCGCTTTAAAACACGGTTGATTTGTATTTGTTAATTTTCCTGTAATGGTTAGATTTCCACCTATGGTTGCGTTTCCTGTTGTCGTGATTGTATCCACACTTAAACCACCTTCCATTTCAGTAGGACTTCCCACAACACTAACAACTTCGCTTGTAGCATCTTCTTCTAGTATAATATTCGTTAAACTTTCACCTGTTGCAAAACCAGTATAAGTAGCAATATCTGGAAAGTCAAACCGATAAACATTAACAGCGGTAGTAATTACATTTGTAGTTGCTAATATTTCAGTAAAGGTAGGGTCTTGTGTAGAGTTATAAAGTTCAATAGCAAGACCAATTGTTGTATTATTAAACTCTCCAGTTCTATTGTATAAAACGAGTGCTTGTATAGTTTCAATAAGGGTTAGAGACAAACCTTTTATGATTAGTGCAATATCTGCGGTTGAATTATCTTCTTTTGAATGAGCATCATATTCATTACTAATAACATTATCATATAATTTAGAAGTCTTATTAAGAGAACCTCCGCCTAATGCTCCTAAATCTACTTCTTTATCAACCGCCCAATTCGCAAATAAACTTGTTAAACCCGAACTCTGTAATACATTAGAACCTCCTATCCAGACTTGAAGTTCTCTTAAAGCAATATAAAAATCACCTGCTTCACCTGTAATCCCAGTAGGTCGTCTTAATACAATAGTATCGAAATATTTGCGAGTATCTACGCTTAAACTATTATTAATTGTCAAATTATTTGTCGTTAGTGAATTACTTGTTAAATCAGTAGCACTTGTTATGGTTGGTTGCTTCGTCCCTAATTCAGTAATAATATTGGTTTCACTATACGCAATATCGCTGACGACTTCTTTCAAAGCAAGGGTTTCACTCGCAATTTGGGTGATGGAGTTCGTATCAGAAAAATCGCCTGATGGATATGTGTCTATCGCAGGAAAGTCAAAACAATAGACATCTTCCGCAGTTGTATTTTCCTCTGTGGTTGCTAATGGAGTTTCTAAATTAGGGTCGTTCAATGAGTAGTATAATTCTATTGCTAAACCTACTGCCCTAAGAGGTTGGGTTGTTCTGTTATATAAAACCAAAGATTGAATATTATTGATAGATGTTTTGGGTATATTTTTTATAATCAATGAAATATCACTTTGATTTGTTGTGTCGCTCCACGCTCCATTTTGTTCACTTCCTTCAATTATAATATCATCGTGTATTTGGTCTGGTGTAGTTAATGAGTTAAAACTATCTCGTCCTCCAATTTTATCACTCCATAAAGCAAACGATGCGTCCAATATACTGGCATTTGATGCCAAAATGTTTATATTATTGACCCAACATTGTAATTCTTGAAGGGTTATTATATGACTATATGGGCCGGATGCTCCGCTAACCCCATTAGGTCGTCTAATGACAATCGTATCAAAAAGAAGTCCATTGACTATCAATTGATTGGTATTTAACGAATTACACGATAAATCTGTTGATGTTGTGATTTCATCTTGTAATCCAGTTGTAGATATAACACCACCTGTAATGTCTATATTTGTGCTTCCTGTTAAATCACAAGAAACCACATCACCTACAATACTGATATTTGTTCCTGCTGTCAATTCATTTTGTAATCCAGTAGTAGAAATAACACCACCTGTAATGTCTATATTTGTGCTTCCTGTTAAATCACATGATACAACATCATCTATAATTGATATGTTTGTCCCTGCTGTGATTTCATCTTGTTTCGTTGCTAATTGTGTTGTTGTTGCTAATCCAGAGGATGAAATGACATTACCTGTAATACTTATATTTGTGCTTCCTACTAAATCACAAGATACTTCATTACCTACAATTGATATATTTGTCCCTGCTGTTAATTCATCTTGTTTAGTTCCTAATTCTGCCGTGGTTGCTAATCCAGTGGATGAAATGACATTACCTGTAATACTTATATTTGTGCTTCCTACTAAATCGCAAGATACTACATCATCAATAATTGATATGTTTGTCCCTGCTGTGATTTCATCTTGTTTCGTTGCTATTTCCGTGATGATATTGGTTGTTCCAACTACTAAATCACCTGTTATATTTACACTTCCAGTTATAGAACCACCAGTATCATCGTATTTATTATCTAATTCTGTCTGTAATCCTGATGTTTTTGCTATGGTTAAACCTCCATCTTGTATTTCGTCTTGCTTTGCGTCTAACGCTGCCTGTAATCCTGCTGTATCAGTAATCGCTAAATCGTCAGTTCCAATCGTTGCTTGTTTTCCTTGAATTGCTGTTTCAACATCTCCAATAATTGGAAGAGTGATTGTATCGCATGTCAAAACACCGCTTATATCTACATTAGCTTTAATATTTACTTCGTCTAATGTGTTTAAAGTTGTAATATCATAAAATGATACACCAGTTTTTGTTGTATCAGGTATTAGTGTTGTTGATTGATATGCGGTATCAAAAAAACCATTCGTATAAGTAGTTATAGCAGGAAAATCAAATCTGTGTAAATAATTAGCGGTAGTTATAATTGGAGTTACTGCTAATGGAACGAGTAAATCAGCGTCATCTACACTATTATAAAGTTCAAATATAAGTCCTGTTGTTAAACTTGTTGAACCACCATTTGCTCTATGATAAAAAATGATTGCTTGGATTTCATCTACAAATGTAGGAGTAATATTTTTTATTATTAAAGCATTTGCTCCACCAGCACTAAGACTTTCATCATTGAATTGAATCATATTATTATATACTAACTCCGTTCCTCCTCCACTAGCGGAAGCAATTGGGGTAGATTTAGCACTCCATTCCGCAAAATAACTCGTCATACCAGCAGGATTTGGAAAAAGTATATTATCGTTATTTACAAAAACTTGTATTTCATTTGGGTTAAGAACTCTTGTATCGTTTTCATCTTGCCTTCTCATTACCAAAGTATCAAACTGCTTATATTTTTCATAAGTAATTACATTATCAATATTCAAACTCTCATTTATAATTAAATCATTTGTTGTTAGTGATTTGCTTGTTAAATCAGTTGTTGAAATTATATTGTCTTGTTTATTATTTTGTAGTGAAGTTATTACCGTTTCAACATCCGTTGTTCCATATACTAAACTTGTGCCTGTGATGGTTGTAGCATTTAATGTATTACAACTTAAATCAGTTGTTGAAATTATATTGTCTTGTTTAGCATTTAACGCCCCCTGTAATCCATCCGTTTTAGCAATCGTTAAATCACCATCATTAATTGTTGGTTGTAAAGCATTTAACGCCCCCTGTAATCCATTTGTTTTAGCAATGGTTAAATCGCCATCATTGATTGTAGGTTGTAAAGCATTTAAGGCCGTCTGTAATCCGTTTGTTTTAGCAATGGTTAAATCGCCATCATTTATAGTATCTTGTTTAGCATCTAATGCTGTCTGTAATCCTAATGTATTCGCAATAGTTAAATCATCATCATTTATAGTAGGTTGTAAAGCATTTAATGCTGTCTGTAATCCTAATGTATTCGCAATAGTTAAATCATCATCATTTATAGTATCTTGTTTAGCGTCTAATGCCGTCTGTAATCCATCCGTTTTAGCAATCGTTAAATCACCGTCATTGATTGTAGGTTGTTTTCCTTCAATAGCAACCTCCACATTTCCTATATTTGGAAGTGTAAGAGATGTTTTAACATCCAATGACCCATTAATGATTAAATTATTAGAAATATCACCGCCACTTTTTAATAAATATCTTCTATCTAATTCATCTAAATCAACTGATGAAGAACCTCCGCCCTGACTTGTAGAATTAAAATAAATTCCTGACAAATCAAAGAAATCATTAGTATAGCCTGAACTTGAATATGAAACCATTATATTATGTATAAAGATATTTTTAAAAAATATTCATTTTTTAAATAATTATCTAATCATATAAATATATAATGTTGTTCATACATCAAAAGTATAAACCAATGATTACAAAACAAACCGAGAATAAAGAAGATAAAGGAGACTTTGTGCCTATCCAAGGGAAAGGATTAAATGAATTGATTGAAAAAGTGAAAGATATGAAAGTTAAGGAACTAACTAAAAAAAAGAAATTGTCTTCAAACAGTAAGATATCATTTAATTGAAATAAAATTTAAGAAAAAATATAATATTTAATTTAAAATCTATTTATTGAGTATATAATATAATGTCTGCCGTATCTGACCACATCCAACTTATGAAATCCCAAGAGAAGAAATATGATAGCGTATTTAATAAAAGAGAATGGCTATATATTAACGATACCGTAACTCAATATGACCAAGGAACCTCCATTATTGAAACTACTTCATTAAGCAACAACTCGAAATTTTTAGACTATAACTCTGCCTATTTAAGCGTTCCTTTATTGATTACCTTGACTTCTAATACTGCTACACAAACGGGTATTTCAACTGCTATGCCTTATATGAAAGCCGTCTCTTTTAAACAATCATTTTTATCTATGATTAATTCCATCACTGTAGATTTAAACGGACAATCGATGATACAACAAAATCAACTTATTGATATATATAATCATTTTAGACTATTGACCTCTGAAAGTTGGACATCTCAAAACCGATGGAGCACTATAGGGTTTTATCCTGATGTTACTGATATTGCTGGATTTTCTACTGCTGATAGTGAGTTTGCCCCTGCTAATACTACCTCTAATAATTCAAGATTTAATCTTGGCTTGAGTGAAAGACTAAAATACATTTTAGATGAAGACAGCGAAACCCTTGTCGGAGTTGCCACATCTCCGCTAAAAAATCTAATAACTAAAGATGATTTAAAGTTATTATATGTATCTCACTTATCAAAAAAAGTTGTTGGGGGTGCTACCGCTTCGCCTGTTTTACAATACAGCGTGAAAGCAACCATTATGCTTAAAGATATTCATCCATTATTTGAAGTTATGCCTATAAGTAAATCTTTAAATTTCAAAATCCAAATATTCTGGAATAATAGTGTAGCTACTGCTACTCACGATGCTACTGATTGGACTGGTCAAAGTTCTCAATTTAGAGCCTACAACGGAACTCTTCCTCTTATGCTTAATAATGTTTCAGATGGTTTTGATACAGCAACTGCTGGAACTCTTAGAGCCTCTGTTTATGTTGGTGATACTTGCCATGACGCAACACAAACAGGTTTTACTGGGGTGACAACGGGTGGTGTTGGTAAGCAAGTTGAACTACACGTTCAAGCGGTTCAAATGCTTCCGGACATTGAAAGCAACTATGCACAAAATCATTTAAGGGATATTTCTTATCATGATTACTACCAATTCTCTCTTAAAAATGTGGCTTCTGGTACAAGTTTTAATCATTTGGTTTCGAATGGTATTTCTAACCTTAAAGCAGTTCTTATTGTTCCTCTTCAGGCTACACGAAATAACAATGTTAATATTTTTGATGATGGGCTTCCTCAATTGATGGGACACATTAACAACTTTAATGTTTTGGTTGGTGGTTCTAATGTTCTTCACGCGGACGCGAGATATACTTATCAATCATTTAATAATGAATTCTTCAATGAATTCGGAGTTAATGGGAACCAAAGCCCGGGCTTGGGTTCTTCATTGATTGATTATAAGTCGTGGTTGAAAAAGCCTTATTACTATGTCAATTGTTCAAGAGTTCCAATGGAACAACAGAACGCCTACCGTTCTTTGCAAATTAAGGGGACAAATTCGAGTGCTTTAGCTATGGATTATGTGATATTCGCAATTTATGAAAAATCCTTTAGCCTTGATGTCATAAGCGGAAATATTAATAAAATAGATTAAATAGACATGTATAAAATAAAATAAAATTTAACATAAATATTCTTTTAAAATTAAAATCTAATGTAAGAATATATAAAAATGAATGTATCTCTGGATTTATCACCTGGACAATTAAGTAAGCTAAGGAACGGGCACGGAATTCGTATTTCGCCCTCTATGCTTGGGAAAGGAATAGGAATGATTATTGACCCTATGACTTATAACAATATGGTTAAGAAGTTGGAACGAGGAAAAGGGGCTGTTATATCAATGAGTGGAGCAGAAATAAATGAAAACAAAATGGAAGGAACAGGACTATTTGCTGGTGCTGGTAATAAAAGTGGGAAAATATCAAGACATAAAAAGGCAGGTAAGTGGCTTGGGTTTGTTAAAGGAGCAATAAATGACGGTATGGATTTGGGAGAAAGAGGATTAGACATATACAATAAACAGAAAGAACGGCAATCACCGATGGGACAATTTAAAAGAGCATTTGGAGGTGATGGAGTTTTCGATGATATCAAAAAAGGATATAATAGAAAAGTAAAGAACAGTGATTTAGGAAAAGCCCTTCGTGAAAGTGCTGGTATGGCGATTGGTGATGTATATGATAGGGGAGCGGAAGAACTCGGAAAAAATAAATATGGAAAACCTATTTCTGAATATATGAGAAATAAAAAAGGTTCTAATGTTGGCAGATTGACTGGATATACTGGCTTGGGGCTTAGAATGGCTGGGGATGGAAAAATGAGAACTGCTGTATATAGACCCGCTGTAGAACCGAGACCGGATATGAAAGAATTAAAAAAACATATGACGAAACACGGTAAAGGAATGAGAATGTCTGGGGGTGAGTGTGAAATGTGTGGGGGTTCAATGAATGACAAATTTTTATTCTCTGACATTGCTTTATAAAGTAAATTCTAAAATAAATATATGACATATTTTAATATAAAATAAAATCTTACATTATATTATATTAAGATGTTGTCAAATTTCGATATCTCAGAACTTATTGAAAAAATGGGAATAAAAAACTTCAAAGGATGTTTTTATAAAAATACTTTAAAGAAAATTGAACCTTCATGCAGTTATATTATAAATTTGAATAGTGAATTCAATGAAAAGAATGAACGAAACGCAGGTAGTCATTGGGTGGCTTTAATAACTGACGATATGAAACGGGGGCTTTATTTCGATAGTTATGGAGAGAAAGAACCGAATGAAATAAGGAATTTGTTAAAATCTAATCAATACAAAATAGCACACACATCGAAAAATATTCAATCTCTTATGAGTAATCTTTGTGGTTTCTTCTGTTTGGCTTTTATTTACTTCTTAAGCGTGAGTAAATATAGAACCAAGAATATTATAAATGATGCTTCTATATTTCTGGATTTGTTCGAGGACTTGGATTTAATTTCGGATATCTATAAAAATGAATTTATTCTGTCCTTGTTCTTTACTGATGCTAAGAGTAAAAAGTTATTGTTTGATAACAATAATATCAATATGACTAAAGATAACAAAATTGATAATCGATTTAAGATAGAAGATAAGCCGTTATCATTATAAATCATTTTCTTCTGTTCTTATTGGGTTGCTGTTGTTGGATGATATAGATGAACCATCATCAACATTTAACAATTTAGGGTCTATTACTAATAGATTATCTTTTTTATTCATTTGGTTTAGAATTGAAGAATTCTCAACTAAATTAACATATTTATTATATACTTTGTTAAGATATACTAAGCCGTCTGTTCCTCTGTCATCATTAGGTAAAGATAAGGTTTTGAATATGTCCAAGGCTAATGATTTAAAGGATATTGCGAGTTCTTGTTCTTGACTGGAATTCTCAGTAATCTTCATATATAATTTTATACTTGTAAGAATTGTAATAACCATTGATATAGAACATGTTATAACTGAAATGCTTTCTTGGTTTATGAATGGGTCGCTTCCAACACTGAACGAACCGCTGAAAACGCTTAATATAATGGTTGGTATTTCAAAATAAGCACTGGCTCCTTTATAATATAAATGGTTCTTGATGTGTCTGTTAGTAAGCTGAATACAATTCAAACGAATTTTATCTAATAAACTGTCAATAGATTGGCTCCAATTATTCATTAACATATATAATAACTCAATATATAAATATGATTTATCATTTTTTACACAGATTTATATGATGAGTAGAGGGAATTATCGCCGAGGTTGCCCTATGGGCTTTTATATTATAAGAATATGAACCATAGAGAAACCTTTAGCCATACATGTATATGTGATGAATTTATTTCTGCTCATATGTGTTATACTTACTTATTACTATACTTTTCTTAGTTTCCAACAAGAAGAATAATAATAGTAATACTAAAGAATAATACCAAATAAAAGAGAAAGGCAAATCCTGCCCTCAATCAATACCAGTATAAATAAGAGACAGGCAAAAAAGGCAAATCCTGCCCAGTAAAATGGGTCCCTATGAAAAAAACTTCACTATAGGAGGCTTGACATAAAAACAGGGGCAGAATTCGCCTTTTTTGCCTATTCCCGGTTCTTAATACCAAATACGGAGGGCAAAATTCGCCTATTTTTAAAAATACATATATATGTCTATAAATTTATGTGGAGTTTCCTTCTTCCTTCGGAAGGGGTGCCGTCTTAGGGGTTGTATAGACGGCTTATCTCTTAGTTGTCTTTCGTGCTTTCCTTAGTTGTGTTTTTATGATAAGATTTAAACATATAAATATATCACTCATCGTCTCTAATGTAATAATAAACAATGTATATATTATTATATAGATTACTATAAATCACCGAGGTTAAGGCTGGTTATGGTTGCTTTCCTTTTAAATTAGGGCTGGTTATGGTTGCTTTGGTTTTAAATTCTCACCCCGTGTCGTAGTCCACTTAGGACGATAACTGTAGTTATCGTCCTAAGTGGACTA